AACGCCAGCGATCAGCGGCTTGTCCGCTGCATCGCGTGGTTATGCCAACCACAGGAGATAAGCCATGTTCATAAAGTCTGACGATATGTCCGAGATACTCCGGCAGGAGCAGGAATACATCGACTCGCTCAGGGCGCGATGGGGCGGCGTTGAACTGTTCCCCAACGCGGAGCAGGCGCTCAGGATGGGGAAGCGGTCTGAGTTGCTTGGTGATCTGGAACACCAACGGCGTGCGGCGGCGGAAAAGAAGGGATAACTTGTCATTGTGCCTGCTTGCCAAGTAGGAGGCCATAAATCCCGTGAGGGCTTTTTATGGCATCACCCGGCGCAATCTTTTCCGCACGTCCTGTGCGGGCTTCTAGGGTCGCGGAGTTGGCGGATGAGGCTCGTCGGCTCAATCCTCCCGACACCTTAGCCGACGCGCGTGGCCGGATTGCGGAGAGTGCCGAGCCGGGAGGTGTCGCCGCCTCCAATCCAGAGCCAGTTCCGGTGACGTTTCGGCAGGCCGTGTCTCGCTGGTACGAGGCCGTGCCCGGCGGCTTTGATGCGGCGGTGGAGAACTCGCAGCGCGCGCTCCGGGAGCATGGCGCCGTCTATCCGCACTCTAACTCGCCGGCATACGGGAACTGGTCGCCGGAGGACGTGGACAAGCCAACTCCCGTGCGCGTCAACTGGAAACTGGGCCCGTTTGATGCTCGCGGAACATACGGAAACGCCAGCCGTGAGGTGCAACTCAATCCCGCGTTTTTGGATGCCGCGCCAAAGGGCATCAACCCGGTGGTCGAGCATGAGTTGACGCACGCCCTTTTGGACAAAGGCCGGTCGCCCGGCCTGCTTGGGTCGGAGGAATGGCGTAACGCCACTCAGCGATTCGATGACACGGCATACGGCAGTGCCACGCTGGCGCAGAACCCACAGTTGGCGGCCCAGTACAGCGCCGGAGGGCCGGATGCCTTTCTTGCAGAGAAAAGGCTGCGTCCGCTTGTCGAAAACGAAAACTACCTCATGCAACGCGCAGAACTGGACCCGCGCATTGCGGAGGTGCGCCGTCGCTATGCCTTCTACACCGGAAAGGACGTTCTGACGCCAGAAGATGCCGCCGGCGCGTGGGAGTGGTGGCGGGCCAACCGCGAGTGGCTTGAAGACCTTTCGACGCCGACCGACTTGCCGTCAATGATGCGAAGTCATTTTGACACCTACGACTCGCTGCCCGCTTCTTCCAAGCAAATCATGTTCAAACGGATGACGCAGATTCCGGCCGTCCTTGCCCCGCTCGCCATCGGTGCAAACGCCCAGCAGCGTCAGCCCGGCGTCCTATCTGGCCTCACGGAGGAGCGGTGACATGGCTGACGGCCTGACGATGGACGAACTCGACGCCCTGCTGGCCCCAGCCAAACCTGCACCGGCGCCGCAGAAAACGCCCCAAGCGGGCACGTTTCAGCGGGCTGACGCCATCCGCGACGAACTCTACAAGCGGCACAACATCCTTCCGGGCACGTCTCCGACAGCCGCTGCGAAGTACATCGAGCGTGTCGCACAAGCGGTTGGGCTAGGCCAATCGGCGTGGGCAAATCCGGAGGAGCGTGCGGCTGCTCGCGAGGCGTACGCCAGAGAGGGCAAGACGCCGGACGAGGTGCGGCGGCGATGGGAGGAATCGCAGTATTTGCTCGACCCGAGAACGGTTGAGTACATGGAGTCGCATGGCAGAGACGCTGACTTCCTGCAATCGCTCGCCGGCCACGCTCGATACGACGGCTCCGGCGGCTACTACACGGACTTGAACACGTATCGCGGGGCGGCAAGCGACGGGCAATCGCAGGCGCTTGTGGGAGCCGTGCGTAACTATGACGACAGGGGGGACGTGCGGCTGTCTGGGGCAGGCGGATGGAACCCGTTCCCAACGGGGCCGGCTGGCTACCAGAGGTTCAACAACTTCGGTCAGGCGTTGATGGACAACACCGTCAATCCAGACACTTCGACGGGTTTCTACTCCGGGTTTTCGGAGGTGGTGCCGAACGCGATCCGCATGCGAGGCGGGTATTCGGAGTCGGCAGACGAGGCGTTCGATGCCTCTAAGGCGCACTGGTACGGGACCATGCGATACAGGACTGCTGGCCCGCATCCCATTCTGGACCTGAAGGGGACTCCGGACCGGGCTGCGATCGCCGCTCGCCTCAAGGAACTTCAGGACGAACTCAAGGCAGCAACGCCGCCGATGGCGGACGAGCGGTGGTATCAGTCCGCCGGGTTTGTGCCGCCCGGCTGGGTAACTGGCCCTCTGGACTGGGTGACGAGTTGGGCGGACCCGACCGCCGTGATCCCGGCGACTGGTGCGGTCAGGGCTGGTGTGGGGGCCACGAAGGCTGCTGCGAAGGGGGCCGCAATCTCCGGCAAGGGCTGGGTTTCACACGCGGCCAAGACGGCGTTCCGCCCGGTGGTGGCGAACGCCAAGCAGGATGTCGTCACCGACACGGCCCTCAGTTCCGCCATCGAAACGGCGGCCGGCGGGCAGTCGCCGGAGCGGACGTGGCCTGAGTTTCTGGTTGGCAACTGGGCGATGACCGACGCCGGCAAGAAGGCTTTGGAAGCACGCGCTCAAGAGCGTGGATTTGCCGACGCGGACGAGGTGGCACGCCGCCGGGCCGCGTCTAAGGCCCTGTACGACCGCACAAAATCCGACGACGGGGTATCGAGAGCCGACAGCGAGGCATACAACCGGCTCATCCGGTCAGGGGCCGTCCCGAACCCCAGCCGAGAGGTGCCCTACATCGGGATTCCGTAATGGTGTGCCAGCAATGAGCGACGAAGCCGCAGTGATGGACGAAGCCGTCAACACCACGCCTGACACCGCACCCGAAAGCGATACCAGTGCCAGCATCCCATCGCCCGACAGTGCGCCTGCGGCACCTTCTTCGCCGGCTCCGGCTCCGCAGCAGACGGTCTGGGACGCCTTCAAGAATCTCAATGAGTTCAAGGGGCAGGACGACGTGGCGATTGCTCGCCGCCTCTATTCGTCGCTGGAGCGAGAGAAAGCCGCAACTCAAGCCCTCCAGCAGTACCAGCAGTACGTCCCAATCGCCCAGCAGTACCTCCAGAACCGAGAACCCTTTGAGCGATTCCTCTCCCAACGGGAGCAATTTGAGCGATGGGCCGCCTCCCAGCAGGCCCCCAAGCAGCAGGAATCTGCGGCCGAAGCGGTGAAGCGGTGGTGGAACCCGCCGGAGTTGCGTGACTCGTACCGGCAGTACCTCGTCAAGGACGAGAACGGCCGCGATGTCATCTCTGCGGACGCTCCGCTGGACGCCAAGCACGCCCTGTACGAGTACCAGAAGTACAAGGCCGACTTCGCCCAGAAATTCCTGACCAACCCGGAGGAAGCACTGGGGCCGATGGTGCAGGAGATTGCCCAGAAGCAGGCCCAGCAGATCGTTGAGTCGCAGTTCTCCGAGATGCGTCAGCAGCAGTACGTTGCCTCGATGGAGCAGGAGAACCGGGACTGGCTGTATGACGAGCAGGGCCAGCCGACGCAGGAGGGCATTGCGGCGCAGCAGTACATCGCCCAAGCCTCGCAACTGGGCATCGAGAGCCCGGAGGCCCGGTGGGAATACGCCCAGAAGATGATCGAGCGTGACTTGCTGGAGCGGCTGCGGACGTTGCAGCAGGAGCAGGCCCAGCGTGGAGCGTTTGAGTCCGGGCTTCCGCAGCAGGCTCCGGCGATGCAGGCTCCCATGCAGCCGCCGGCTCCGGTTTCTGCACCTCCGGCCAATGCGCCAACTCAGGCCGAGAAGGACATAGAGTTTCTTAGGAGGGAAGCCTCTCGCAACCCAAGCAGGGCAGCGGGTGGCCAAGCCCAGAAGGCACCACAGGCACCAATGACCTTTGAGCAACGTCTCGCTCGCCAGTTGGCACGAGACGGGCTCGCATGAAAGGGTGACGACAAATGGCGTCGAGCGTTGACTGGGCGAGGTCTATCGGCACTACCCTGACCCTGCATCTGCGGGAAGAGGAGCAGACCACCTTCCGCAAGTTCAAGGTGTTCGCGGCCCTTCAGGCGAACGGCAACGTCGCCATGAATCAGGGAGGTCGTGGTTTCGACTGGCAGGTGCGCTATCGCAACATCCCCGTGTCCACGTACACGGGCGAGTCGCCGCGAGTCTTCGCACGTCACGCGCTCTGGCAGCGAGCGAACCTCCCGTATCGCGGTTATTCCGTGACGGATCAGATTTCCAAGCGGGAGATGCTGGAGAATCGCGGTCAGGCCCAACTGATCGACGTTGCCGGCAAGATGAGCAACCGGCTGCGTGAGTCGATGGAGGAACACCTCGCGAAGGAGGTTTTCATCGACGGCACGGCCAGCGGCAACGAGAACCGGTGGCATGGGCTGGAGTCCATGTTCTCGGTCAACGGGACGATCAACGTCTCGACCGGTGCCCAGCGGGCGGCGAATGCGGCCGACCCCTTCGGGTTCCCGAACGACGAGTACGCCGGGCTGAAGACCGGTCTTGGCCAGTACGCCGGCTCGCAGTTGGCGACCGGCTCGTGGCCGCGAGTCCCGGCCGACCCGGAGTACGACTTCTGGTCGCCCATCGTGTGCAACTACACCAGCACTGCCTTCGGTGGTGCGACGGCGACGTGGAAGGATCAGTGCATCGAGGCGATCCGCGAGTCGGTCAACCACGCCAAGCGGAACGACACTCGCGAGAACCAGATCGACATGATCCTTCTCGACCGGAACCTCTACATCCAGTTCCTCAACCGGCTCGACAGCCGCGAGCGGGCCATCGTGTCGAAGACCAACGGGCTGCGGTCCTACGGCTTCGGTGACGTGGTCGAAATCGACGGCATCGAAACCGCGTCGGACTACGCCGTTCCGGCTGGTGTCGGCTACGCCCTCTCCATCGGCAACATGGAGATGAAGGTGATGACCGGCAACCTGCTTGAGGCGGAGGGACCGTTCTACAACGAGGAACTATCTTCGTACCGTTACGCGGTGTCGGTCCTCGCCAACATCAAGATGAAGTCGCCTCGCAACTTTGTGAAGTTCGCGGCCCTCGCCTGAACCCCAAGAGCCCAAGAAGGAGAGTATTCGCAGATGAGTACGCTGACTACTGATCCCGGATTCGCTCGCGGCCAGACGCTTGGCGTCACCGTGACGATGTACGAGGCCGAGAACGGTGATGGCTCGACGGTCGTGGGCGTCCGCAAGGTGTTCCGCGACGAAGACCCGAAGACCGGCGCCCTCAAGAGCAACCGGACGGTCGAGTGCATCGCCGTGAAGAACACGAGCGGCTCGGCCCTTCTGCCGGGATCGGTGGCGAAGTTCAAGGACGCCGCCATCCTGTCGGAAGTGGACGGGCTGGCGACGACCTCGACGGCCCTCATGGGCATCGTGGACGAGTACCTCCCGGCGGCCGGCGTGGCCAACAACGAGGTGTTCTGGCTGGTGGTTCGCGGTCCTTCGACGGTGACGAAGACTGCGACCAGCGTGGCGGCCGGTGCCTCGTACGGCCTGTCGGCAACGGCGGGCTCGGCTGCGGCCCAGTCCACGAACCCGCTTCTGGGCTTTGCCATCGAGACGAGTGCCACGACCTCCGGGCGGATTCTGGTCCGCACGTCGGCCGGGTTCTGACGACAGACATTTCCGTCGCGACGGCAGGCCGCAGGAGGGAAGGACGCCCACCTGCGGCCTCTGTCGTTTCATCACAGGAGTATCTGCAATGCCGGGTGTAGGGGACGCTGGGGCGATGGGGCAGTTCGACCAGCCGGACCGGCAGTCGATCATGGACCAGTTGCAGAAGGCCGGGCTGCTGGACTTCCCGGAGTTGGAGGACTTCAAGGTGAAGCGGGAGGTGGGTGCTGGCAGCGTGCCGGCCCCGAAGGACGGGATGGCTCCGATGATTTCCTCCGTGCCGCAGGCTGACAGATGAGCGACAAAATCCGACAACTCAAGTCTCTTGTCAATGACCCGCGATTCCGCCGGAACGAGTTGGAGCGCGACCTGCACATCGGGCCGCTGCTTCCCCAAGAGCCGCCCTTGCAGCCGGAATCCGACTACGAAGCAATGCGGATGATGCAGGCGAGAGATGATTTGGCGGGGCACGACGGGCGTGCGGGCTTGTACCACCGCGAGCAAACGAGGAACCGGGCGATGCCGAGCGGCATGAAAGACTGGATCAAGCGGTACGGACACACCTACATCCCAGTCGATGAACCGGCAATGCCGCCTACTCCGCACTCCAAGTGACGCATGGATAAGCAGGGCGACCGCATCCGGAAACTGCGTTCCGAACTCTGGGCCCGCAAGGCTGGGCAAGACCCGGATGGTGGCCTGAATGCTGCCGGGCGTGCCGCCTACAACCGGGAGAACGACGCCAACCTCAAGCCTCCGCAGCCGGAGGGTGGCCCGAGACGGGACTCATTCTGTGCCCGGATGGAGGGCATGAAGAAGAAGTTGACCAGCGAGGAGACGGCCAAAGACCCGGACAGCCGGATCAACAAGTCGCTCCGGGCTTGGAATTGCTAGGTGACGCATGGCCGACAAGACCTGCACCGACTGTGGCCAGCAGTTTCCACTTTCCAAAACGCACTTCCGCGTCAAGAAAGACGGCTCGTGGGACACCCGTTGCGTCATCTGCCGGGCGAAGGTGAATCGCGGCAAGAAGTTGAAGCAGAAGAAGCGTGACATGAGGGCCATCGAGGAGGGTGCCCTTGAAGCCTTCACGAAGGCGGCCGGCAGGGGCGGCGAGAACATCCCGCACTCCAGCGAGGTGCTGGAGCGGCTGATGGAGTATTTCGGCGGCTCCAGTGGGTTCGCCGCCATGATGGTCAAGCAGTATTTCGACGCCCCGCCGGGCGGCTCGCACCGCACCAAGTTGCTGGAGGGGATCGTCCGGCTGGTCACGAAGAACACCGAACTGGGCGGGGCCAAGAAGCCGCTGACCCAGTGGTCCGACGACGAGTTGGAGTCGGAGTTGGATCAGCGACTCAGCCGCATCGCCATGAGCATTCAGGGAGGATTCCTCAATGTCCAAGCCGCGCCGCAAACCCCCTCAGATTTCGCCGCTGCCGTCAGTCAAACGCTTGGGTGCGTTCCAGCAGGGCGAGTTGAAGGAGATGCAGGCGGAGTTGGCGAGCCGCCGCATCGAGGCGTTGAAGTTGTACCGGCCGACTCCGAAGCAGGAGGAGGTTCACCAGTGCAAGGCGAGTGAGATTCTGGTGCTGGGCGGCAATCGCTCCGGCAAGTCGCTCTGCACGTTCGTTGAGGACGCCAGAGCCGTCTGCGGCAAAGACCCGCACGGGAAGTACCCCGAGAAGGACGGCATCCTCGCCATCGTCGGCAAGGACTGGAAGCACATCGGGCTGGTGGTCTACCCCATGCTGTTCATGGCGGGGGCGTTCAAGATCATCAAGGACGAGCAGTCCGGCGAGTGGCGGGCCTACAACCCCGAGACGGATGCGGCCCGAGAGAAGGAGGCCAAGCCGGCCCCGCCGCTGATCCCGCCCCGAATGGTGGCGAAGAAGTCGTGGATTCTGAAGTCGGCCCGCTACATCCAGTCCTGCACGCTGACGAACGGCTGGCAGATTTACTTCTTCTCCAGCGAGGGAGAGCCGCCGCAGGGCTGGCAGGCGAATCGTGTCCACGTAGACGAGGACGTAAACAACGGCGATGCGTGGGTTCCTGAAATGCAGGCCCGTCTCTCCGACCGTCGCGGCGTGTTTGCGTGGTCGGCCATGCCGCACAGCCGGAATGACTCGCTCCAGTCGCTTGCGGAGCGGGCTGACAAGTTGGCGGAGGAGGGCGTCGAGAACCCGACCATCGTCAAGTTCCAGTTGCGGTTCCTCGACAACCCGCACATCGACGCTGCCGAGAAGCGGAAGCGTATCGAGGGCTGGGCGGCACTGGGCGAGGACGTGCTGCGGATGCGCAGCGAGGGCGAGTTCATCAGCGACTCGATCCTGTGCTACCCGACGTTCGCCATGCACATTCACGGGTACGAACGCACCGACTTGGAAAACCTGTCGGTCCCCAACGACTGGTGCCGGTATGCGGCCATCGACCCGGGACATGCGGTCACGTCAGTGCTGTTCGCCGCCGTGCCGCCGGACGAGTCCATGATGCTGATTTACGACCAACTCTACATCCGCAACTGCAACGCCATCGTGTTTGGCGAGAAGATGGCGGAGAAGTGCAAGGGGCAGAACTTCTACGCCTTCCTCATCGACATGCACGGCGGCCGGCTGCGTGAGATCGGGTCCGGCCGGCTTCCGGTGGAACTGTATACGGAGCAACTCAAGGCTCAGGGGGTGGCCAGCGAGACGACGGGCCACAGTTTTATCGCGGGGTGCGATGACGTTCAGGCCCGCATGTCGGCCGTCCGGAACTACCTCCACATCAAGCCGGACGGGCGGCCTTCCCTGCGGGTTTTACGCAGTGCCGTGCCCGATTTGGAGCGGGAATTGAAGCGGTACAAGCACAAAACCCAGTTAGTCGGTGGCACCTACGTGGTGACGGACCAGCCCAACACGCGGGGGGAGGTCCATGCCTGCCAATGTCTGGAGTACCTGTGTGCCTATCGACCTCGTTGGCACAAGCCTAAAGTCGATGTCGGCCCGGAGCCATGGTACGTCGAGTGGGTGCGGAAACGGAACAAACGCCGAGCCGCTGAATCCGCCGACTTCGTATTTCTTGGTCCCCAGACAGGAGCAAAGCATGCCGACGGAAACGGATTCTTTTAGCCCCCCGAAGGTTCAGGTGGGCGACAGCGTGTACTGGTATCACGACCCGCTCAACTGCACCGAGCCGACGCTTGGGTGGATCGTGGAGCGGCCGGGAATGTTCACCGTTTCCGTCCTGACGTTCAATCCGAACACCGGGTTTCTGGAGCGTCCGTCCGTCCGCCACAAGGACGATCCGGGCCTTCAAGAGCATTCGGAGTGGCGGCAGTGGGGCTGCTGGGAGTTCACGCCGCAGACGGCTCAACTCCGCAAGATGGACTCGCTGGTGTCGCAGATCGCCTCCCTGACGGAACAGGTCGCCCTCGCAAGGAAGCACAACGGTGGAACCCAAAACCGGTGAGGATGCACTGCGCTCTCTGGCGCAGGGCTGGCTCAAGAAGATCGAACTGTCGCTGAAGCACAAGCGCCCGTTTACGGACGACGGGCGTGAGGCGCTGGCGTTCTTCGACGGCCCCCACAACTGGTTCTGGAACGACCGCTACGCCAAGCACGAGTACGGCTACAACCGGGCGATTGCCCCGCCGGCCATCCGGATGCAGGTCAACCGGGTGTTTGAGGCCGTGAAGTTGTTTGGCAGCGTCATCTACCACCGCAACCCGGTGCGGACGGTGACGCCTGCCAAGTACCCGTTCGTGACGCCGGAGGTTGTCGGCGTGATGGACGACCAGTCCATGATGGCCTACCAAGCGACTGCTCAGGAGACGATCCGCCTGAGCGAAATCCGCAAGGTGGCCGCCCTGCTCATGGAGCGGTACTTGAACTACACGCCGACCGAACTTGACCTCAAGACCCACAGTCGGCGGGTGGTGGACGAAGCGATCATCAAGGGCATGGGGGTGTGGTGGACGGAGTTGGTGACGCTGCCGGGCTCCAACATCGGCGTGATCGGGTCGTTCGCGGACAGCGTGGACAACTTCACGATGGACCCCGACGCCACCGAGATCGAGGACATCACGTGGTGTGCCCGTCGCTGCACGCACCCGATTGACGTTGTGGCCCGCCAGTACGGGCTCGACCGGGAGCAGTTGCAGGGGCATCTGGACGGTGCCAAGCCGTCGGAAACGGGCACGGACGTGTTCACCGACGAGGAGGCCCAGTACAAGGGCCGCCGGGCTGGCAAGTCCAACGAACTGGTCACGTACTGGAAGATTTGGAGCAAGACCGGTCTGGGCGACCGCCTGAAGGACACGCCGAAGGAGTTGGTGGGGTCGTTCGATGCGGTGGGCGACAACTGCTACATCGTCGTCTGCGAGGGCATCCCGTACCCGCTGAACATGCCGCCGTCGCTCTTGGAGGAGCCGGTGGACGAGAAGGCGGGTGTGCCGCCGACCATGTTCCGGTCTGTCCAGTGGCCGATCCCGTTCTGGGCCGAAGCCAACGGCTGGCCGTTCGTGGCACTCGACTTCCACCGCAAGCCGGGCTACCTGTGGCCGATCAGCCACATCAAGCCGGGCATCGGGGAACTCCGGTTCCTGAACTTTGCCATGTCGTTCATTGCCCAGCGTGTGGCCACCAGTTGCGAGACGCTGCTGGGAGTGAGCAAGGCGGCGGACCAAGACATCAAGGATCAAATCCTGTCGCAGTCCGAGCGTGGGTTCAAGGTTGTGGAGATTTCCGAGACGCTTGGCCGCAGCGTTGGCGACCTCATCTCCGTCTTCCAGTTGCCGGAGGTGTCGCCGGAATTGTGGAAGGTCGTGCAGGCTGTGGCGGAGCAGTTCGACAAAAGAGTCGGCCTCACCGAACTGGCCTACGCCATGACCTCCAGCCAGATACGCAGTGCCACAGAGGCCAGCGTGAAGGCGGAGCAACTGAGCGTGCGCCCGGACGACATGGCGAACCGGTTGGAAGACGCGATGAGCCTGCTGGCCCGCCGTGAAGCGATGGCGGCCCGCTGGCTGCTGCGTCCGGAGGACGTGGAGTCTGTGGTGGGTCCGCTGGGTGCGGCGGCGTGGGCCCAGCACGTGTCCAGCATGGAGCCATCGACGGTGGCCCGTGAGTTTGAGTATCGGATCGAGGCCGGGTCGGCCCGGAAGCCCAACAAGGCGACCCGCGTCGAGCAGATGCAGGCGGCCCTCCAGACGCTTGGCCCGATCCTTCAGGGGCTCGTCCCGATGGGCGTGGTGGACCCGCTGAACGCCCTCATTACCGACTGGGCGGAGAGCCTCGACATCGACGCCAAGCCGTATCTCCTGCCTCCTCCACCGCCCCCTCCCCAGCCGGCCGGTCCTCCTCCGGGTCCGCCTGCTGGCCCGGAGGGGGCTGGTGGTGGCGGTCAGGAGCCGCCCCCCGAGATGCCGCCATCTCAGCCTGAAGGGCCGCCGCCGCAGGTGCCGCCCGAGATGCAGCCGTAGAAGGACACAAAGAAGTAGTGCCATGAGCAAAATCAGCCTTCCCCACGAGATTGCCACTGCGTCAGAGGACGTGCGGGCCCACTACGTCCGCATGGTCGAGGCTGGGCAGACTGAGCAGTTTGCGGCCATGTGTGCCCTTCAGCAGCCGCCCGGCACGCGAGGGACCGACCGGGCGTTCATGGAGGGCCGTCTGGCCGGAGAGTGGCTCGACCGCATCCCCAAGAAGCAGGCGGCGTGGCTGATCCAGCAGGCCCGTGCGGCCGGGATCAACACGTCCGGCAAGTTCTACATGGGCGGCATCGCGGACAAGCGTGGGCATCTGGACCCGGAGGCGTGGGTGGACAGTGCCGGCGACGTGCTGCGGGTGGCCAAGAAGCGGGACTTGGAGGTGCATGGCATCGTGGACTACGTGCCTCCGCAGAAGGGCCCGCCGAAGGAAGTGGACATCAACCCCCGCATCCTGCGTGAGCATGTGCGTGAGGAGATGCGGCGGAACCCCAAACTGAAGCGTGGCGAGGCGGTGGAGAAGGTGAAGGACCGGATCGTGCCCCACTGGAAAAGGAAGAAGAAGTAATGCCCAACAAGATCGAGCGGCTCAATTCGGTCGCCGGCCCGTTCACGGCCACTAACTCGGCCAGTACCAGCCCGAAGATTCCCTTTGGTGCTGCGGCTGGCGGCATTATCGTCGTGGACGCCGTGTCCAGTGCGACGACCATCACGTGGCACGTGGCCTTCGATGCGGAGGTGACTCCCAGACCTGTCAACGCCGACGGGGCGGGCGTGACGACCACCATCGCGGCCAACCAAGCCTACGTCCTGCCGGACGCCTTGTTTGGGGCCCCGTACATCGTGGCCGTCGTCAATGCCGGCACGGCGACGTTCCGCATCAGCGTCAAGGGCTGATTCATGTACTACGCTGCGCAAGACGTGATGGAGTATTTGATGAACTCCGTCGGCGGCGGAGCGCAGGACAGCGAGCATCGGCTGTTGCGGGCGGCTGCGCACCATGCGTACCGCGACGTGGCCAATGCCCGAGACTGGAACTGGCACATCGCCACCGGAACGCTGACGACGCCCGACGCCGGCACTGGACCGGGCGTGAGTTATACGCTGCCGGCAAACGTCCGGAACGTGGACGGACTGATCCCGCCATCCACGTCGTCGTGGGGCGTGTCATACGTCAGCCCGACTGAATGGACGCGGGTCAACATCCGCATCCCGGAACTCAACGCACCGCTCCTCTGGACGGTGATGAAGCATCCTGAGAAATACGACCGCTGGGTGCTGAAGATCGCTGGCGACCCGGACGCCACGCTGACCTTCACCTACACCTACCGCCGCAAGCCGATGCCGCTGCGGTACATGGGCTACGAGGCGGCCTGCCGCAACGGCTCTCTCAGCGAGGCGGGCATGGTGCGCCGATACGGCACGGCGACGGCGTTCCCGGAGGGTCCGTCTGGGATCAACCCGTACACGGCGGAGGAGATCGTCGGCGTGGCTGGGAGTCTGGTAGGCACACCGCCGGCCAACGCCAAGACGGTGGTGTCCGACTACGTTGACGCCAGCGACGGCATGTTTTCAGCCATCCTGAGCGGGGCAGAAGTGTGGGCCGCCAAGATGCTGGGCAAGAACGTCGAGGGGGCGATGGCGGTCCATGCCCGTGACATGCGGATGGCGTTTGAGGCCGACAGCGTGGCTCCGGTCAGCGGCCGTCGCGATGGCGGCGCGATCGACGGGCCTCGTGCATTGGGGTACTACTCGCCATCCGGGCCAGACACGGGGGTGTAGGAATGGCTCATGGCAAGTGGGCTGGGCTCATTACGAACGCCAGCCCGTACGTGGTCCCTCCGGGCGCTGCCGTCGAGCAGACGAACCTGACGACCATCGTTCCGGGCCAACTCACGACTCGCGGGGGCATGCGGCCTGTGGCCACGTCGCCGGCCGCACCAGAGACTCGTGATTTCTACCCGTATGTCACCAGCACGTCTGTCACGCTGCTGGCTATGAACAGCACGGGCGACATCGTGGCTCTGGCGACCCCAGCGTACGGAGCGGCCACAGGGGCTCCGCTTATTGTGTCGCTCACCCCGTCGGCCGGGCAGGTGCAGAGCAACTACACGGGCGGCTTCTACGACTACGAACAGGAGCCGCCGTCGTGACCGTCATCGCCACAGGCATGTCAGCGACACGTCCGTTCTCCTGCGCTCAAGGGCGGTACGGAGAACTCATCATTGCGCAGGGCAGCGGGCTCCAGCCGAAGCGGTGGAAGGGGTCTGGTTCCTGCACAAACGCAGGGATCGTGGCTCCGGCCGCCCCCCCCGCCATCACGCTGGATACGACCAAGCGGTACTACGTGGCCCGCGTGGACGTGTACAAGCCGGGAGCGGTCTACAACGCCCCGCCGCCCGTGACGTTCCAGACGCTCGCAGCACAGGGCTTGGACCTGCGTGAGGCGAAGGCCGCCGCGTACCTCAATCAGTCGGTTGTGTCGGAGGTGCTGGTCAAGGACGGCGGCAAGAACTACACCGAGCCGCCGTCTGTGGTGCTTGGCAACACGCACGGCAAGGACGCTGTCCTGACGCCCATTCTGGACGGCACTCCGCCCCCGCCTGACGCCATCACGCACTACGACATCATTCAGGGGCCGCCGTACGACGACGAGACAGACTATCCGCCTCTGTATCGGACCCAATGGAATGCGTGGGGCGGAGTGGACATACCGCTCGTCAATGGCTCGTCGTCCATCAACCGGACGGTGTGGGTCTACCACAATGCCTGCGGATTGGGGCCGGGCAGTCTTCAGAGTTACTACCAACTCAACCTGTCCATGCCCTACACGATCAGTGGGGCGACCGGCACTGGTGCTATTGCACGGGTCAACTTCTATGGCCAGACGCTAGTCGAGGCCATCTGCTCCGTCCCGCCGCCGATCAGCACGGTGTTTGTGACTGTGGCAGGGTCGTGGCTCGTGCGTTCCGTGACCGCAAAGGTGGCTGGGACAGGCTACTCAACGACCGGTGCCGTGACCATCACGATCAAGCCTGTCCAGACGCTCGACACCACCACAGGCACCATCACCGGGACCGTGCCGACGACCAAAGACCTCATCATCGAGGGGTATCCGCCGGGCCACTCCAAGAACACCTCTACGCCGCGATTCGCCATCAAGGAAATCCAGATCACCAACAAGGGCTCTGGGTACGTCGTGGCTCCGGACATCCAGATCACCTCGCCGTCCGGCTTTGGGGCGTATGCCACCTGCACGGTCGAGAAGGGCGAGATCAAGACGGTCACGCTGGAGTCCGGCGGTGGGGGCTACAAACTGCCGCCCACCGTGAC